ATATACAGTATACTACCTTTTATGGTAATTGTCTAGCATTAATTGTTTCCAAAATAATTGCACTGTATTTCTCATTGGTACTCCAAGGAGCAATATTAGGCACTAACAATTCATAGTTCCAACTTTCTACCCATTCACTCTGTCTTGCTCTTTCTGTTCGAAAGTCTTCATATGCAGGGTGACGATTCAAAATGTCTATAGCATCTTGTACACTTAGACATTTGGTTGGATATGTTCTTACACCAAAACGTGCGTCCGGTAGATCTAATGGTTTAAGTTGCGGAACTTTAGGATCCCAAGTTCTAATACCAAATAGGTTATTACCTTCTTTACTAAATCTACTTGTACCCCAACCGCTTTCTATACCAGCCATAGCAATAATCAAACCTTTAGGTATACGTTCTTTGTGATGTACTGTAAAGTTAAGATAATCTACACAATCGCTTACAGCCTGTGTAAATGTTTCGGGGGAGTTGTATTTGAAGTCTGGTTCGTGCAACCCTAGATTCTTTGCACGTTCTAATAGTATGCTTTCAATCTTGTATACTAACTTGTCTGTTATGTAGTAATTTGGATAGAATGTTCCTGTTCCGAAAGATCCTGCTACACATAATATTGCAACGAATCCAATTACTATTTTGCCTTTTATACTGCCTAAAAATTTACTAAACTTAGCCATTGTCTGCCTTTCGTTTTGTTAATTATAGTTACACTATACACTACTATTAAGGCATTGTCAAGTAAAATCTATCCAAAAAAATAGGGCCGTAAAGCCCTATTCTTTTAATGTTTTATATTAGAATTTCCATCTAACTGAACCAACAACTTGCTCAGTTTCTGCATAGTCAACACCTGTGAAAGTTGACGTACCTGCTTTGTCGTGGAAGTAAAGTCCTACTTCTAAGCCGTCCTGTTTGTCAGCACGTTTAGAAGGATCACGGTTTGCTACTACGTTGTAAACAACACCATAGTAATTACCATCATATCCTAAGTCATCATTTTCAGTTCTATGTGCTGTAACATAAACTGACTCATTTACAAAATACATTGCACCTATGTCAATTCTGTTATCACTTGCAAGACCTGTGTCTTTGTCGTCCCACACTTCAGCACCCCAAGTCATTGGAACACCAAATCTAAATAGTGATCCGCCAATGGAGTAACCTTCTTGACGTGTATCTGTTGTGTAACTTGCACTACCATCTGCTTTTGTATCGATCATCATATATGACACATCAGCATAGCCCATTAGGCTCACTGTTGCACTTGCATATGTCGATTGCTCGGCTGCATCATAACCTAGTACAAATCCATATGGCTGTTCTTTCTTAAGCCTATATGTATCAAAGTCAAACTCTGAATCACGTTCAAAGCCACCAAAGGTAATAACTGTTTTAGGGTTATGGTCTAATCTATTACTTGATTCAGTAATAATGATCGGAGCGCCAATTTTTGAAGTTTTGGCAAAACCTAAACGCTGTGCGTCAGTTTCACCTAGGTAGATTGTTGCGAAGTCATTTCCAAGTCCGATTTGTTTTTCAACCATCGTATTGTCTTTTGTAGCGTCTAATGAGTAGTCACTATCGTAAGTCATAGTTGCTCCAGCATAATCGATATTCAAACCGTTATCTGGTAACTCAACATCAAAACCTATTTGTAATTCGGATCGAGCTTCCCAGCCAGAGTCGAACTGCTTGTCATCGTAGCGGCCTTCAATCTCACCCGAGATAAACATACCGTGCGGTAAATCAACACCACTACTTTCAAGATCTGAAACTCGTTGTTCCAGTGTCTTGTCCTCAGCCAATACTTGCGTGGTCGCTAAACCAACAAGAAAGGCTAAACTAAAGATTAGTTTTTTCATTTTGCTTCTGTTTCCTATATTTTATTGCAATAAAAGCGATCCATAATATTATGGTCGCTTCGTATTAGTTATGCACTCTTCGAGTGCAGTAATAGCAGTTGTGAATAAAAAAGGCACCCGAAGGTGCCTTTTTGGAGTGTTATGTTCTTAATTTACTTTGTAGTAACTCTTTTTTGTAGATACTTCAGTAATACACCGTATGCTGGCAGGAATACTACCAATCCTACGACAATCTTAGTCAGTGTGTTGTTCTGTGCAACAATGTGCCAGTTAGCACCAATCCAAGATAGTTTACCTTCTGCATCCAACGATCCTGCAAACGCCACATAAAAGAATGAGTATGTGTCAATTACATTTGCAACAATAGTTGAAAGTGCTGGTGCCGCCCACCAAGCATTTGAACGTTCTCTAATTGCTTGGAATACATATACGTCAAGCATTGTACCAATTGCGTATGCAGTACCTGATGCTAAACCTACTCTGTATGCGTGTTCGTCACCTAGTGCTAATAGCACAAGTACCGACGCAATGATAGCCGGAATAATAGCAAGTGCTACAACAGCCCGACCTGCTTCTTTACCAACCATCCTTACTGTTAAGTCAGTTGCTACTACAACGATCGGAAACGTAAACGCTGCCGCCGCTAATGGAAATGATCCAAACAAGGGCAGTTCTGCACCTGGGAATAAATCAAACCTGATAGTTACTAGATAGTTTGACACAGCAATAACAAGCGTGTGTAAAATAACTAGATTTCTAACTAGCGCCTTATCGACACCATTTAGTAATGTTTTGAACATATGTTCTCCTTTTTGTTTTTGTTACTCTGCCCTATCATTAATTTAGGCAGTTAAGTAGTCCATTATATTTTCTGGTGATGTTTCGCCATATGGATCGTCATTATCTTTTGACGCTTCTGGTTCAACGAACATCTTTTCAACCTTACTGTCGTTTATCACAACAGCAAAACGTCTCGAACGCATACCAAATCCCTTATGTTTAAAATCAATTAGCATACCTAATGATTCTGCTAATTCACCATTACCATCTGGAATAACTTTTACGTTCTTAATGCCAAGGTGTTGCGCCCAAGCATTCATTACAAAACTATCATTAACACTTGATACATAGATTTCATCTACGCCTAAGTCATTAGTAATAGTATTGTAGTTTTCTTCAAAGCCTGGAAGTTGGTAAGTTGAACAGGTTGGTGTAAATGCTCCAGGTAAAGAGAATACAACAACTCTCTTACCTGCAAATAAATCGTCAGTAGTTTTACCTACAAACTCTCCACCGATCGGACAACCACCATCTTCTGGTTCTTCGTCGCCTACTCTACACTGAAAGGTAATAGTAGGAATTCTGTTTTCTTCTGTCATAAATTATTAAGTCCTGTATTTTAGTTGCTTTAAAATATTTTAAAGTCTATTGCATTATAACTTATCTTTAATACTGTGTCAACAGTTTATTTTTGAAAGCGTACAGTGTAAGATTGGTTGTTGTGGATAAAACTAACTGTACTGTGACTATAAACTTCTTGGTAAGACTCGTTAAAACGTTGTTCTCTGCGGCATTGTGTCTCTACACGACTCTTTGCTTTGGAGTTATTGTGTCCAATAATGCCTCCAAGTAGGGCACCAACTGCACCACCATTGTCTACATTTTTGGTAACATTATTTCCAATTACGCCGCCGATAATTGCTCCTGCTAGTGCATCACCAGTCCTATCGCCTCCGACTGTTACGTCTTGGCAAACTTCTACATAGTAAGGTGTCTTGTTTATCACAGTCTTGTAATGATCTTTAATTACTTCTGCGTGTGCTGCACCTGATAAGAAACCTACGCCAATACAGATGGCAATGACGTGGAAATATAATTCTTTAAACTGCATTTGGTTATCCCTTCTGCTTGAATAAGCGTTGTAATAAGTGCAACTTTTCTGTTGCCAGGTAAGTTGCCAACCCCGTCACCTAGTTAGACTAGGCAGCAAGAGCAAAGTTTTCGTTTGCGTCTATAGTTTTGTTCGCGATAACGGTGCTTACATCCCGGTAATCTCGTTCACCTTTAACAAGCCAGTCGATCCTAGTTCGCCCCCATCATAAGCACATTAAATTGTCTGTGTTAATCTTCAATGTGCTTATGGTGGAGGCGTCGGGTACTGCCCCCGAGTCCTGTTCTTGTGACATATGATGCTGTCATCAATTACACTATATTTATAACACCTTTTTAAGTGCTTGTCAATCTTTTTTTAAGGATGGTAGCAGTGGCCGGATTCGAACCGACATCAGCCAATTATCTGTTGCTACGGAGTATAAACCCGCTGTTTTACCATTAAACTACACTGCCAACAAATGTTAGTGTATTGTGTCTACGCCTGGTATGGGGTTAGGATATTCTGCTATCAAAAGTATATCGTCTATTTTGATTTCTGGATGTTGTTCTTCTAGGGTAAGACATGCATCTTTGAAACCCATTGCAACAACTTCGTACACATCGTTGTTAGTCAATTCAAAATGATATAGTATTGGCATTTGCTTTCCTTTTGCTAATGTTTAACTAATATAGCAGAGGTTGTTTAGTTTGTCAACCTTTTTATGCAACTTCTTGATAAGGTATTTTTTCTTTTTGTGATGTTTTTTGTGTATCTGGACGAAGTGGTTCTAGCCAACTGTCTGCAATATATGCTTTAGGTGTATCACCAAACATATTGCTTAGGCCTTCTCCGCTTACCCACCAATAATGATCTGCAACAGGGACAACACAGGCAATACCTCTAAAATCAAATCTACCACCTGCATTAAATTTACCAATATATTTGTCGACGAGTACTATCTTACCGATATTCTTCTCGTTTAACGAAAATATAATTTTTGCTAAATCTCCCTGTTCACACTTCATATTATTTTAACCAAGCAACCTTTTCGCCTGCTTTAACTCTTCTCTTTTGTTCCTCAACTGAACCTGGATATCTCCAAGCCCATATTGCTACTAATGCCATTGAACCACCTGTCCAAGCAACTGCGGCAATGTTATATGTAGTAAACCAAAAGAAAGCAAGTGATGATGACATAACTATCACCATTGCGTATTTTCCTTTTGTAGGAAATACTTTCTTCTGTACCCAGTTTGTTAAGAACGGTCCAAAATATTTGTGATTGTATAACCAATCGTGCATTCGCTTAGAACTTTTAGCAAAACAATATGCTGCAAATACTAAAAAGATAGAGAAAGGAATACCTGGAACAATTACACCTACGTAGGCCATGCCCAGTGATAAAAATCCAATTCCCATCCATATATATTTTTTTATTTTATTCATAATTCTATATTACCTTTATTATTGTAAAAGTAGTTATCTATAAATTAACTATGGAGATACAACTATGACTTCTTTAGTTGTAGGGTTGTAATACATTGGACTAAATCCTGCAGGGGCAGAACCGCCTGTTACTTCTCGAATAGGACTTATATATGCTTGGCCAGATCCTGAAGGAGCAATTGTTGCTAGATCTGCACAAATTATCAATGTTTCATCTGGTTGATTCAAAGTTCCAGTAACACTTCCAATTGCTATACACTTGGCACCCTGACCGCTTCTACCAGCCGTATAACCAATTGCTATTGAATTTTGTCCTTGTGAAGTGGCTCCTGCTTCAAATCCTATTGCTACACTGTTACTACTTTGTGCAAATTCGGCAGCCTGCGCACCTATAGCAACTGCTCTATTACCGGCGTTTGTTTCTTGTGCTTTCCATCCAACTGCTGTGTTTAAGTAACCTTGATTAGTCAATCCTGAGTTCGAACCAATAGCAACGCTACTTGATGCCTGATCTGTTTTTCCTGCTCGATATCCTATAGCAACACTAGAACGCTCAGAAGCGTGGGAGGCAAATATTCCGCCTTCACTTTGATTTTGATTACCTGCTTCAAATCCTATAGCAATACCACCTGACAGTTGACCTGTAGCACCTGCGGAAGATGCTAGAGCAATTGTTTCATCTTGTGTCCTTAGAGAAGATGCAAAAACAGAACCGTTAAGTCCGTCAATAACCAAAGTGCTGTCATCTGCAAATACACTGCCTTTGAAATCTGCTGTAATTAATTCAGGAAGGCCACCACTTTGAAAAGTTAAATTACCATTTCCGTCTGTTTGTAATACTTGATTTGCTGTGCCGTCTGTTGCAGGGAACTGATAACTTCCATCACCTCCTAGATGTGTAAAGTTGCCATCTAGTTCTTCGTAGGTTAATGCTTGTCCTTTGTCTGCACGTTTAATTAATGTCATTCGCTAGTAGTTCCATCATCATCGTAGTGTTTGCCTACGTAACTGCTATATTTATTACCACGTGTTCCAGGATTATCTTTTATGTAATCAAAGACGACATATTCAAATCTTGCTGTTTGATTTTTTGTGGGAAGTTTTGTAAAACTAAAACCGTCTGCTGTCAATTCTGCTTTTACTTCACTGTACTTAGGCATTATTATGCTCTCACTGGTCTAAATATTCCAGATATTCTTCCGTTGCTACTACGCCAACCGCCTTTCCAACTATTAGTTATTGTTCCGCCACTTGGATTGTTGTTTGTAGCACTTGCTTTATCACTTTGGTTACCACCTACAAATGTATATACTCCTGGACTAGGTGATGAGTATATAAAGTTAACGTGGCTGTAATTCCACACAACTATGTCTCCAGGCTGTCCGTCTGATAACGGTACAGGAACTCCGCCATATAAACTTGTTTTATCTCTAAAGTCATATGCTCTAGCACTTTGCATATACTTGTAACCTGTACGTTTTAGCACCCAGTTTGTAAAACCTGCACACCAAGGTGTTTGATCTGTTTTCCAATATTTTGTATCTGGAAATCCTAATTCTCGCCATATACCAATAATGTTTCCATTACTAGGATCTACGGTTTCGTCCCATTGATTGTTGTCTGCTTCTTCTAGCAGTTGAGTTAAGAATCCTGGAATACCATCAGCGGCTGCTGTTGAACTGGCAGCAGTTGCATCTACTAATGCTTCTGTTGTTCCTAGTGTATCAACTCCTGTTGCATCTGGAGTCTGTTCATATAGGTCAGGCACCTGTCCGCTTTCAACTTGTCCGTTAGCCTGTGCTCCACCTGTACTACCTACTGCCGCAGGTGTTGCAATTGCAGTTGCAATACTTGAATTCACTGCTGCCGCAGTTTCAGGTGATAATATGATAAGTGGTGCTTGGGTTGCTACAAAATTAGATGCTTCGCCATCGTTGGCAAAAACATTACCCGAACCAGTGGCTGCTGCATTTGGAACCCAACTGCCATGTCCAGCAGTTGCATCTCCTAATCTATGAATAGCAATACTGTTAGCAAATACATTTGGTGAAGCACCTACTGCAGGGTCACCACAAGCAGTTACATCACCTAGTCTTACTGTTGAACTATCGTTTGTAAAAACATTTGGCGAGCCAACTGCATAGGGAGTTTGATGAAATGGACTTGGGCTAGGACTTGCATGTCCAACGTGTACGTCTTGTCCTACTCGTACAACGCCGGGCATCTATGTTGCTATTCCGGTTGTGCTTGTAATATATTGTTTAGACATTTCGTCTTGTGTTTTTACAACACAAACTACTTTGCTATTATCTATTGACACTGTAGAGTCAGGTCCAATAGTAAACATAAATGGTGCTAGACCTAAGCCTTTTTGTGTTGCTGTAACCATTAAAGGTTTAGACAGTACCATAGCACTGTTTTTATCTTCTTTGTATCTTGCGACAACTTCCTCGCCTGATGTAAGTTTAATAGAGACTGTGTCTCCTACTTTGTAAGGTGTTTCAATTATCATATAGTGTGTCCTGTTCCGTTGTATCCTGTGTCATCTAGATACTTTTCAAATTCATTATAACCGCCAATTGTCTTACCATTAATTTTAATTTGCGGCACTGTTCTTGCACCTGGAAACCATTCAAGTAATTCTTCTCTTGAGTAATCTGTTCCTAGTGATTTATATGTGTGTTCAAGTTGACGTGTTTTGCATAAGTTTATTGCTTTAACACAATAAGGACAACTTGGTTTTCCGTATATCTCAATCATTCTTTCATCATCCATTTCTTTAAAAATTGTTTTTGTTGCTTATCTGTATATATGTATTTAGATTCTCCTGTTACAAACAATCTGAATTTCTGCAGAAGTGCAATTTTCCAATCTATCAACTGTAGTAAAAAATATCGCATACGTTAACCAGAATAAATTACTGAGCCTTTTTTATCAGTAACTCTTACCATAATAACATTTTGTCTTTTCTTTCCTAAAGCAGCAGAGATAGCCTGTGCTTCTGAACCGTATGATCCAATTGTTACCCAAGATTCGTATGGTGAATGTTTTTTAAATTGAGCTTTGAACATACTAATACTTATCTAAAGTTCGAAACCTTTGAAGGTATCTTTCTCAACATCTTGTTTAACACCCCCAACGATATAACTTTCTACTTCTGTTTCCTGCGGAGCAACCTGTAAGCCTGAACTAGATAGCCAGTGCTGTGTCCACGGTAAAGGATTAGTGTTTAATGGACGATCGTAGATTGTTTTAAGTCCTAGTGCTTTTAATCTCTTATTAGCAATGAACTCTACATATGCATGTAGTAGATTTGCATTAAGTCCTACAATTGATCCTTTCGCAAAAAGATAATCTGCCCAACGCTTTTCTTCTTCAACACACTCACGCCACATTTCATAAACTTCTTCTTCACACTCTTTAGCAATCTTAATAAAATCTGGATCATCATCACCTTTCATCCAATGCTTTAAGATGTGTGTAGACAAATTCAAATGTGTTGCTTCATCACGTGCAATCAACGAAATAATCTTTGCAGATCCTTCCATTTTCTTTAGCTCACCAAATGCAAACGTACAAGCAAATGATACATAGAAACGTAAACCTTCTAAAATGTTTACAGTCATCATTGCTTTGTATAATTGCTTCTTGACTTCATACATATCGCCTTTCTTATGATGGAACCAATTGTCTGCAATTTCATTAAACTTGTCGTATTCTTTAGTAACACTTTCTGCTCTGGCAAGAATTTCTTTGTCTTCTAAGATAGTATCAAATACTTCGCTAGGATTTGCATAAACATTTTTTACAATGTGTGTATATGAACGACTGTGAATTGTTTCTTGAAAGTCCCAAGCCACAATACAACTTTCTAATTCAGGATTAGAACAGTATGGTAGGAAAGCAAGACAAGGTCCACGTCCCTGTACACTATCTAATAGTGTTTGATATTTTAAGTTACTTGTAAAAATATGTTTTTCTTCTTCACGAAAGTCTTGATAGTCTGCTCTGTCTTTCTGTAAAGAAACTTCTTCAGGTCTCCAAAAGTAACCTAACATAGTTTGATTAAGTTTGTCATACTCCGGATAACGAAATACGTCATAACGTTGTGTGTTACCGTCTTCTCCAAAGAACATAAATTCTTTAGTAAAGTCTACTTTCTTTTTGTTGAATACTGTTTTAGCCAATGTCTGTCTCTCTCTCTTTTTCGTCATACGTTCTATTATATATTACATGCTTCACATTCTTCGCCATCATCAATATCCACTGTGATAGTTTCTTTACCATTCACATGTCCATTAACGCCATTATGGCCATTTATAGTGCCGTTCATTGTAGCACCATTAATTTGATTGTCAACAACAGTTTCTTCCAATCCTGCTGGTTGAACATTTTCGTCATCACCTTTGAAGTCATAGGTGTTTTGATAGTAACTAGTTTTCCAACCCATCTTGTAAGTTGTTAACATGTCTTTCATCATAACACTTAGAGGTACTTCATTGTTCTCAAAGTGTGTTGGATTATAACTCCAATTACCGCTAATTGCTTGATCGTAAAACTTCTGCATAGCAGCAACGATATTTATATAACCTTCATTACTGGGCATATCCCAAAGCAATGTATAAAAATTCTTTAGTTGACCAAACTGCGGAACAACCTGTTTAAGAGGCCCTTTCTTTGACTTCTTAATGGACAAGAAAGCTCTTGGGGGCTCAATACCGTTTGTTGCATTTGACACAACGGAACTGCTTTCCGATGGCATCTGTGCGGACAATGTTGAGTGCCGTAACCCGTATTGCTTGATGTCCTTGCGTAGAGCAGACCAATCATACTGTAACTTCTCCTTAATAACATTATCGACATCTTTCTTATATGTGTCAACAGGTAAAATACCATCCGCATATTTAGTACGACCGAATCCTTCACACGCACCACGTTCTTGAGCAAGATCATTACTTGCAACAAGTAGATAGTATTGGAATGCTTCTGAAAGTTTGTGTACTAGTTTCCATGCCTCTGGATTATCATACTTAACTTTATGCTTTGCAAGATAGTGTGCAAGGCCAATGTAACCAATACCAAGCGAACGTCTTGATTTAGTGCTTAGTTCAGCAGCCTTAACAGGATAACCTTGATAGTCAATAATTTCTTCTAATGCTCTTACTGCAAGATCACATAAGTTTTCTAATTCTTCTAGTTTGTTAATTAAACCTACGTTAATAGCAGAAAGAATACAAAGAGCAATTTCGCCTTCTTCATCATCAATGTGTTGAATAGGCTTAGTTGGTAATGTAATTTCTTGACACAAGTTGCTCATAAAGATTGGATCTTTAAATGAACTGTGTGAGTTACAATGATCAACATTCATAATATAGATACGTCCTGTTTCAGCACGTTCTTTTAATAAGTCACCGAAAAGATCTCTTGCTTTAATCTTCTTCTTTCTAAGAGATGTTTTTCTTTCTGCTGCTTCATATACTTCTTGAAACTTATCGTTGTCACCTGAGTAAAATGCATCATACACTTCTGGGACATCGTGTGGCGAGAAAAGAGTTATGTCTTTATCAGCCAACAGCCTTTCGTAAAATACTTTATTAATTTGAATTGAATAATCTAATTTACGTACACGATTGTCTTCAGTACCTTTGTTATTTTTAAGTACAAGAATATCTTCAATCTCATAATGCCAAATAGGAAAGTGTGTAGTTGCACTACCACCACGTACACCATTTTGTGTACAACTTCTTACTGTGCTTTCGTAAACTTTTAAGAATGGGACAACGCCTGTATGGGCTACTTCTCCACCTCGTATTTTTGAATTGATTGCTCTTGTTCTTCCTGAGTTAATCCCAATTCCTGCCCTTTGAGCAATGTAGTAACCGATTGCGCTATTAGAGCTAAAGATACTAGGAAGAGTATCATCCACATCAACAAGAACACAACTGGCAAACTGACGAATAGGAGTACGCACTCCTGCCATGACAGGTGTTGGTATGTTGATTTTAAAAAGACTGGTCGCATCGTAATATTTTTTCACGTATGATAAACGTGTCTCCTTAGGATATTCAGCAAATAGTGTTGCAGCAATCATCATATACATATGCTGTGGCGTTTCAAAAATGTCGCCGTTACTTCTATCCTGACACAAGTACTTATCTACAACTTGACGTAATCCAGCGTATGTAAATTCTTCGTTACGATCATGTTTGATGTATGTGTTTAATTTTTTTAGTTCAGTGTCTGTATATTTTTCTTTAATATTAGAATCGTATACACCACGCTTAATATTCATATCGATAATTTGTGTTAACGACTGGTGTTCGTATCTGCCGTAAACTTTTTTATGTAAAGTATACAGTAATAATCTTGCTGCTGCATATTGATAGTTAGGTGCTTCTAATGATATAAGATCATTAGCACTTTTTACTAGTATATCTTGAATTTCGTCTGTTGTCATGCCGTCATAAAATTGTAAATCAGCATTCATCTCTATTTGACTTGCGCTTACACCGGAAAGACCATTACAAGCCTCATCAACTACAAAGTGCATCTTGTCTAAATTTAGTATTTCCTTGGAGCCGGAACGCTTCGTGATGTAAATCTCTTTTGTCATCTTTTTTCTTGCCTCTATTCCTTAATTATTTGTATAAGGGTATTTATCAGGATTGGTTTTACCCACCCATATTACAGAACAAACGAAGATACCTTTTCTTCGTGTGCATTTAATTAGTTTTTATTGTAACAGAAAGTGTTCAAGAACGCAATAGAAAAAGCGTTCAAAAGCGTAAAATTATACACCGTAGGAAACATCAAAAGATATATTGCCTGTTTGTCCTGTTGTCAAAGGATTTTTATAGTACAATACAATTGTTTCTACGCCACTGTCCGTATCATTGTCTCTTAGTTCTACATCAAACTGAAAGTTACTCATAATTTTGCCACCCTCAGAAGTTGTTCCTAAGTCTGAATATTGATACTCATCTGTAAAACTAATCTTCTGTAAGCCGTCGCCGACTGTCATAACTAGTTTTCCGTATCTTACATGAACACCTAATCTTAAAATGTAGTTTAATGATATAAAATTGTTTAGTGCGCCAAAGACCGCTACTGGTCTAAAACTGTTAGATAAAAATATCTGTGAATTATTTCTATTTGTAATTTGTGTAAAGTCTGAATTTACAACCTCTGCTATACCTGTAATTGTTTCTGAACTTACAATACCTGCATTTTGTTGTCTGTTAGAAAAACAATTGTGTACAATGTTGTCAGTACTTTCACCAAACGATATCATTGGCCAAACAGGATTGGCTGCTGTGTTAGTGCTGTTACCACAGTTTGTAAATGTAGACCCTGTAAATTTAGTTCCTGAACCCCAGTTACTTGTAAACACATATCTACTTACTTCTTGGAATTCACAATCTTTAATTTGCCAATTGTTTGCTTGTCCACTGACACCAATAACATTAATTGATGTATCGTTAATAAAGAATTTACAATCATGGAAATCAACTTTAGTATCAGTTACAATTGTTTGACTACACTTAACACTCAAAGCATTGCTTTCAAATAAACAGTCCTTAAATTTAATGTCGTCAACTTTGATACCTGCTGTTGAGTTTGTCCAAAACACTGCACTATCTATTGTAGATAAGTTAATGCTTGTTGAAGGAGTACTTAATAAGTATTCGCCTTTCCAAGTTACATTTTTAAAAGTTGAATTTTTCAAACCTGATATAACAGTTTGTCCACTTGACCTTTCAATAGTCAAATTCTCAATTACAATATTTTCTGGTCTGTCGCTACTTGTAAAACTTGAAAGCGCAGTTGTTCCTGCAGATGTAATAAATTTAATATTCGTTGTGTCTATTTTAAGTTTTGCGCCTGACTGTGTTTCTCCACGTAATATTACATTACTAGGTATCTCTAAGTCACTAGTAAATAAGTATTCTCCATTAGGTACTTTTAAGACTTTTTTATATGTGTCGTCAGTATTTCTAAATAGTTCTGTAAATGCATTTACAAATGCTTGGTTAGCAGATGTAGAACCATCTGGTACAGCACCATAATCAATAACAGAAACTTCAATTTCATCTACCTTACCTAATAGTGTTCTTGGTTGAGATAATGTAATTGCAGGATCATCTGATGAGAATCTATAACTGTTGGCAAGTTCTAGTATGTTATCATGCTCAGTAATTACTTTAGTATTACCTACATACGGAGCACCTTCTTGAACTGAACCGTTACCAATGTACAGTTCTTGTGTATCTACTGCCCATGCAAGTTCAGCAGAACTTAACTGCGGAACACCACTGCTTGAATTCTTTTGACCTCTACGGATCTGGATTTTGCTTATTTGAACAACAGCCACTTAATAACTCCTAAATTGTTACTAGTATTTATCAGACTGTACTATAAAGAGTTGTAATACTCTTCTACTTTGTTAAGCCATATATCCTGGTACTTTGCAAAAGTGTCCTCTGTTACCTCAAATTGCTGGTATTGAAAGGCTCTACTACACATAAAGATAACACCTGTCTTAATATCTGTGCCATATACTTCGTTATGTGCCATAGCGTATGCCACAAGTTGCAAATAGTAATCTTCTACCCATTCTGCTTTCTTAGGCTTATTAGTTTGTTTGTGGTCCATTATAGCAGGTTTGCCCTTATAAACACCACATAAGTCTGTTGTACCTGAGTATAGCCCTGGGAAGTACAAACTTTGCTCCATTGCCCATACTTCGTCAACATCTTTAAGTCCGTTCTCAATAATCACATCAGCCATCTTGTTCGCTTGTACGTGTACAGGATTGTTTCCCGGCTGTCTTTGCATACCAACTAAGAATCTTTCTAAGTTGCCGTGCATTGCAGTACCAACTCCGGCTGCTTCAGTTGTAATGCGTTTTGCATTTTCTTCGCCAACTCGTTTGCGCCATTCAATAAGGTGAGTCATATCTTTAGTTGCACCAAGGATAGTTGTAACACTTGGAAGTTTTTCACCGTCTGGTGTAAGGTATACACGTTTACGTGTAACTTTATCATTAATTTGTTTCAGCTCGTTATACTGATATCTTTCTACGAAGGGTGGTGGTGTTAAAGTCTTTGACATATTATAATACTAACCTATTGATTGGTGCTTTATCTTTCATCCATGAATCATGAAAATCTCCGTGTGCAAACACATTGAATGCTAAACAGTAACGCTTGTCTGTGTTAGATGTCATAGCAGTAGTTCCATGTTCTAAGTAAGAAGGAAAAAGTATTGTTGTTCCAGTATTTGGTTTTGCGGACCAATTTTTGCTGTTAAAAATATTCCATTGTTTATATTTTGGTTTTAAGAAACCAAAAAGATTATGTGCCTGCGGAGCATATATTTCAAACATGCTTTCGTCGTCCTCTGGAATATTAATATAACAAGTTCCAGATAACAAACTGTTATCATGATTGTGTGCAGGTGCAAAATCACCCTGTTGGTGTACTGTTACCCAACTGTTGGTTATGTAAAAGTCTATGTCGTCTTGTATTTGTAACATAGCATGTGCATAACCTTGAATAATGTTTACTAGGTTGGATTTGAAACCAGCCATAACAGGATTATCTAATACTAGAGTATCTTCGGAGAGCCAGCCAACGCTTGACTCCATTTCATAATACTCTAAGTTTCTTATGTGTTTTGCTACTTCTTCTGTAATAGGCAGTTCTGTAACACAGATTGGCTGAGAAAATAGTGGCAGTAGATCGGCTTTGGGTTCATGAGTCATACTGTATATAGTACTATCATTTTGTTTGCTTGTCAAGTATGATTGGCAAGATAATTTCCCCAAGGATGCATCTTGTCCATTGGTAACGTAACTGTGAAGTTGTGCTGTCGACTTTCGGAGACACCTGCTATCTTTTCACCAGATACCCAGCATCCGCTAGGAGATGAAGTTCTTCCATTATAGGGTTCTCCTTTCATATGACAACTGCTGTCAACACTAATAACCACAATCCTAAAGATACTGCTTATCTGTTGTAACCAAGCAGTGTGCCAATCCCAATTAATCTGATCAATCAACTCACCATTGCCACGAGCACCATTTGTGCAGTGTATTAGGATATTAACACCGCCGTCCTTACAATATTGTTGTGGAAGGCAAGTCATTCCTCCGAGTGGGCCTCCCCAGAAATCATTGCATACCATAACACCGGCAGAGATACCAGGATGATCAGGAAGTTGAATAGGGTCAGTAGTTGGTGCAGGTTTACATCCTAACTGTGTATCGTAAGGTATAATTTGTCTTTTTGGTTGATGATTTACAATCGTTCCTTGTTTGTTAATAATTAAACAATCGTTATATAAGTCTACTCCGTCTTTTGCCATTGTGCCTAGAAATAAACCTGTTTGTGTTTCTCTAGATGCATTTAGCACAATCTCCAATGCTTCATCGACAGACTCATTCGGGCTATTCTCTCCATACCCACTTAGCGCACATTCTGGAGTGATTGCGTAATCACACTCAGGATTATCATAAAGAGACTCAGCAATATGGTTAGCATTTCTAACACTATCAGTAGTGCAATCCATTTGTATTCCCAAGAATTTTAAATCACTATTCATAATAGTATATATTCTACGCCGAAAGTTAAAATGTAAAGAGTGGTATTATTGTTGTGCTAACTGCTGTGGTGCTGCACTTGCCGCTGTAGCATCAACTGCTGCCTGTGCATCTGTTGCTCCGTCTGCTGGAGTCTCATCATCTTGTGCTCCGGGAACATTCAGTTCAATTCCATCTGCGTTAAAGTTCTTAACTAGATTTTGGATTGCTGGTGAAGTATCGTACATCGCTTTGAACATTTCATAATCTGCCATTAGTGATGCATCGTTTGATTTAAGTATTTTATTAAGTCCTGCCCAATTCATTTTAGCAGGTACTTTCTTAGCAGATGCTCTGCCTATAAGATTTTTTAATACAATGACATATCTATCAACCATCATGTTAGGAGAAAATTCTACAAATCTCATTACTTGATGCTCGCTAGTTGTTTTTGTAAGTCCATGATTTCTTGTTGTTTGGCTTTGATAGTATCTTGCAATTCTTTCTTTCTATTCTGCATGTCAAGTGCTTGCTGTGCCATCATCTTTGCTTGTGCTTGTGGATCAGTAGCAGGTGCTTGTCCTGGAACTGCTGCTGGTGCTGGTGTAGGTGCTGCTCCCATTCCTGCTGCAGGAAGAGCATCAGTAAGTTCTTTGTCTAAATAGAACTCCGACAGTTTCATATTAACCTGCCAGTGTTTTTAATAAACGTGACTCGTAATTAATTGATTCGCGTGTTTCTCTACCGGCTGTTTCCATTCCGCCTGCTGCTGGTTCTGCTGTTGCAAAATCATCTGCTGCTGGTGCTTCTGCTGGTGCTTCTGCTGGTGCTGGTTCAGCCATGTCAGTTTCGCCACCTTCTTCAGGTTCAGTACCAAGCATATCGCTTGAAGTTTCTTCGCCTGCTAAAACGCCAACTGCGCTTGATAGTGTTTCACGTGTAGTTTTTAAATTTTCTAGTGCTGCTTGAATTGCTGGTGCACTTGATTCGATGAATGTCTTTGATTCTGCTTGACCAATTTCATCTCTAATTGAATCACCTAATTGTAGTAATGTTTCGTTTTCCATTGAAGAAATCTCTTCAATGAAACGGCTCAATCTGTCAACCATAGTTTTTGCTGTAACAATAGCACTGGCTTGTTGGATTTCACCTTCTGTGACTTTAGTTTCCATTTCTTCTCCGGAGTTATCTGGTGTTTCTTCTGCTATTTCAAGACCTTTAATAGCAACTTCTTCTCTTTCTTCTAACTCTTTGTTAATTGCATCAAGCATCCATTGTGCTTCGTGATATGTATCACTTTCTAAGTTTTCATTAAACTCAGATGTACTTCTTGCTTGATGTAATTGTGTTCTAAGTTTGTTGCGTGCATCTTCTAACTTTGCGGCATCAAACGTAGAAAAATCAATTTTCTTGCCAAAAGCCTTGTGAATTGATTCATTCACCTTTGCTGCTTTAGTTTTAAATAGGTCTTGTGTTTTCATTGCTCTCTTCCCAGATGTTATAATATATTTATTCAAAAGCCTGTCAAAAGTTCTGCTCTCGACTTAGCATATAGTGCTTTTTCTTTTGCTATGTCGTATCTTGTCCACAAAATCTCTGCTCTTGCTTCGTTACTGTTATTTACCGCTTTATGGTAGTTATCCAAATGAAATTTGCTATCTAAAAAATATTTGCTATATTCTCTATCAATATCGAATAATTGGGTAGTAAGGCTTTCATTTTTACCACTTGCTAGATTGTTTGCTATCTTAATTGCAACACAATTAAGTGATATTTCGTTAAACTTAACTACTCCGTCAACTACTATATCTTTTAGTGGGCCAGCACTCTTTATGAGTACATTTCCTACTAGAATTCCTTCTGCTGTTCGGGTTGGCAGATGTATTCCGTTATCTATAAATTTCTTATAGACGGAGTTAACTAGTTGTTCAAAACGTTTTGATACTTCATTCATAAAAAAAGGCCCTTAGGCCAATATTTACTCTTTCTATACTTGTGAGTGTTACATCTTGAGTAGAATTGTAACTACTATTGAAAGAACTGCTGCAATCACAGTACCTGTAGTACCTATAATAACTTTTGTTAATCCTTTTTGTCCTTCTGTAATATCTTTATGAATATGAGCAACCTTAACTTCTAGGTTATTCATACGTGTGTCTAACTGCTCGTAACGAAGAGCGCACAGGTCAACGTGTGCTTCTAAACTTTCTCTTTCTAAACTTGTTGTTTGGCTTTTTGCCATCTTTTGTTCTCCAAAACAAATCCCCTCTCTAGGGACAATTAGTAAACTTGTTAGTTGGCCTAATGTGTTTTTAAGATAGCCTAAATTTAATTAAATGTAATTGCCTATATGTTTATTTATCATTACTACGATCAAATAGTTTGCGGATTAGTCCTTTTATTCCAACTAATTCAACCTTAACTTCAACCATTTTGTCTGCTGCCCTTTCAACCCTGATAAACATATCCTTAATTACAAACATAACCCAAAACCACCATACAGCACACACAACTGCCATAATGCTTATACCTAGATAAACTAGGTTATGTGCTTCTGTGTGTAACCCGAAGACTGATAATAGGAAGCCAAATATCATAAAAAAGATAGTGCTCATCATTATTGTATTGTAATATAGTTTGTTCATACTAATATTTACTCCTAGATAGGGGGCGATAATACTGCCAGTATATCGTTAAGATTTTTCAATCCAGATGTTTTGATCTCCGTTAAGAGTCATAAAACATGCTTTGGATAGTATTTCTGTTTCTGTTAGATTTTTTATAATTGGAATGCCGTGTAAGTCTTGCTTCAATAAGCCAACAGGATCATCTCCTTTAGTAAAAGTATCTTCACGTTCAACTTCAAAGTTCCAATGCCAGTAGGCAATGTCGTTAGAAACTGTTCGGATAGGATCTTTTGGCCATTGAGTATTTGCTCTCATACCTATGCCTTGGACCAACGTATTGAAATTGCTTTGTTGGCCTTGTTTAATTTGATCAGAATCTGCTCTGTCGGGGTTAGAGCGTGTAATGTCAATTATTGTTTTAATAGTGTAACCTGGCATAGTGATAGTATTTAGTGGTCATAAAAAAAGGGTGCCAACGAATTGACACCCTTTAGTTTTAGTAAAGTTAAAACTTACTATTAGCCAGAAATTCCTGAGAATTCAGCAAGTAATGAACTTGTTACGCCAGTTGTACCAACACCGTAGTTTGCACCAACTGTACATACGCCTGTACCTTGGATAGCAACTTGTACTGCATCAGTAGTTCCACTTGTGAATACACCTGACTCAGTTAAAGGTTGTACACCAACAACTGTGTGTGCGTCGTCAGTTCCTGCAGTTCCACCTTGTGTAATAAACAACAAAGCAGCATCTAATTCTGCTTGTGTCATATTAGTTTTTGCAAGATTGATGATTCTAGTACGACCAGCAATACCTTGTCCAGATTCTGCTCTTTTGTTGTCACCTAGTTCAGCAACACCTACACCTGCGTTATTAAAAGTTTGGAAGACTGAACTTCCGTTTGATAAATCAGCCATTATATTTTCTCCTCTGATAATGTTAACCCTTCTCCAGGGTTGCTATTTTGTCTAGCACATGTATTTATCCAAAAAGGGTTTTTTCAGGAGTTATGGTGCTTTTTTAGGAGTTTTTAGCGAATTAATCGCTTTTAAAAGGTGTCCAACGGTCTCTTGGTACTAGTTTAACCTTATCTTTGGTTTTAACATAGCCTTCTCCGCCTGGCTTGCCGCCTGTAGTGGAAACTACATCACCTTCAGCCTTATCAAGTTCATCAATGATCTCGTTCTTGGCTTTCATCAGTTCAGTTACAAGATAAAAGATATCTTTCATTACTTGTTCCTGTTCCTTAGCAATATTTAGTATCTTGTCTTGTTTGTTAGCAGATACCTTTGAATTTTGAAGCCAATTGAGGAAACTGTTTACATTTAAGTCTTCTAGTTTCTTAGCACGGCTCATTTGATTTATGTAGGTATAGAATATATTATTTAGGTCACTTAGTCCTGCACGTTTTTCAAAGAACTTAGAAATATTACCCTGTGCTTGATTTGCTACCTTTTCAATGTTACCTAAGTTGTCAGCATTTACAGCAGGTGCTTTACTTACATACTGTTGTCCTAGTACTATAATTTCTGATGACCCATTAAACTGTTTTACATCTGATATAGGAGTTCCGCTCTTATCGCCAAAGTATTGATAAGTGTTATGTGCTGCTACAGCAACTTTACTTTTTGCAATACGTCTTCCTAGATCACTATCTGCTCTTACATTGTAAGTTACTTGGTTAGGTGTAAAACTAATACTACCATCACTACCATCATACGGCTTTCCAGGATAGTATAGCAAGTCTGCATAAATGTATCCCTTAAAGTCTGCTGGTGTTGCTTTCTCAAATATAGGCCAAAGGTCTGCCATCTCACCTGCGAATCTTTCACGCCAGTCTTCGCCCTTACCTCTGCTCATAATAAATTTTTTAAGTTCTTCTGGACTACCTGACTTGCCTTCTTCTCTACCCCAGTTGTTCTTGCCAACTAATCTAAAGGTACCATCATCGTCACGTCCCCAGTAAAGTGTAGGATAGCCATCCCACTTAATAGCAACATCTGAACTGTCCTGTTCCATATCCTTAATGATTTGAACAGCACGTTTTGCTCCATCATCTGGATTAGTAAACACTAGATCCTCAAGGTGATTAAACTCTCTACCTACTGTTGCTTCTGTTAAAAATTCAAATGCTCTCATTTTTTAAGTAACTTCTTTTGTCTGTTTGTTTTATCCACATACTTTGCATGCGGAATCTTTAAATTCTTCTTGCCATATACGTCACCAATGGTATGCATTTTGCCTGGCTTGTCAAATGCACTGTACCTAATGTCAACTACTTCATTTATTCTCATTTAACAACATCAATCATCTGTCTCATCCAACCAATTGTGCCTGGCTGAAAACTTTCTAATTGACCTTCTTTAGGAAGTTCTAATCCATCCTTTTCAAATGTTTCTCTTGCATCTGCTACAAGTTCCTCATAGTTAGGTAACTTCTTAATGTAACTTATAATGCCTTCCACACTGTCCATAGTAGATGGAGTTGCAGTTTGACCTAACAGAGTTTTTGCTACTGCGTTAGGATCTTTTGTTATTAACTCGTTTGTTTCTCTATCCATTAAACCATTATTTGCTGACCACTTCATATCCTTAGTTTTCGCTATGCTGGCAAGCAAGATGTGTCTGTGAACCCCTTTGAATGGGCTACCCTCACCGCTTCCCTGTAGGCTAAATTTCATCCATTCAGGATCACCAAACATAAGGTCTGTTTGCACAAAACCGTTTGCTGGGTCGCCCTTGATTGGAGTTTTGAAGTGAACCGAAATGCCTGACTTTCGTATCCACATCTTAGTGTTTTCACCTTCGTGATTCTTTGATACGTAATCTGCTAGTTTGCTTTCTAGATCTGCTTTAGTTGTTTTTGTTGTGTCTACAGCAACATCAATGTCTCCACTGTCTGCTTTTTTGCCGGTAGTACCTAACATGTTATCTGTTAGTTCTAAGTCAATAATACCTTCAAGCCACTGTAGGGTTGGTACAATGTCATTCTTTTGAATTCTTTGTGTAGCAGGGTTCCCTTCAGTATCTTTGAATATATTCCCACCTTCATTTAAAAGTTCGTTGCCTGACATTATTATCCCTTTGGTCTCTTAGACTCTGTTATTTTTCGTATGCCTCTGTTAAATTTAGCGACATCAGAGCCCTTAATACTATTAATAAATCTTCTTTCTAGATCAAGTGCTGTCTGTTCATCATATGTTTTATGTATTAGTTCCATAAGGTTAATTGCACTATTAAGAATATTTGCCGCACGTGATTCTATTATTGCTTCAGAGTCTTTTCTATCAGCAATTGCGTTAAGTTCTTGTAGAATTGATCTAGTTTTAATTTTCATATGCTTCCCTATACTGTATTTAACCTTTTACGCTCATTATTATATACGGTGTGATATCTATTGTCAACCATTAACATTAGGTGTCAACATTTGTAAGGCACACCCATGCAAAAATAGCACTGACGTTATGCATAAAAGTAATGAAAAAACCGGTTGATTTCAGCTCATATAGAGGGTATAATAAAGTACGTTTATATAAATACACGTGAATAGGGCAGTGACACTGTACTATTTGACACACAGACACTGGGATAGACCGGGGCAACTTTTCTGCAATGCCTTAAAAAGCGAATGACGATGTCCAAAGTGACATTGACGGTAGCAAAGACTACTGACGCCTAGAAAAGACTAGGGGTATCATGCTAACCATAAAGCATCCATACATCAAGGAGAAAACGATGACGCACTTAATAAGTGGTCTGATGTCTTGGGTGAATAGCGGGTCAACTAAAAGTTACCGCTCTGAGCTACTGACTTGGGCCAAAACTGAATACGGCAATGACTGGCGTTATGCATATGAATATATGCTTACACATAACGGCAGAGCACCAACAACAACTGAAATACACGGACCTAGATTTTACCGAAAGGAGGTTGCATAATGCGATTCCTACGTAAAATTTTTAAGCAACTATTGTGGACACAGAAGGACTGGACCGAAGATTATCTCGGTCGTTCTACTGATCATGCTGACCTGGAACGCAGGCTCAGGCAACTGGATAGGGGCGAGGTCAAAGCCGGCCCTTTCGGGACATACACGCAGTATTATAGACATTAACACATACACACAAAGGGGAATACAATGTTAATTTGGGAAAGAATAAAAAACACATTTGAAGCAGTTGGCTACTTACGAGCAGCATCACAA